ATATGGCATTTACACATGGAAAAGACAGTAGCTTCAAGATAGATAATTCCGGAGGCTCTTTAACTGATATTTCGGCTTATGTAAATAACGTAGACTTTCCGGAAACCGTAGATGTTGCAGAAACAACAACTCTTGGGGATAGTGCAAAATCTTATATTGTAGGATTATCAGACGCAACTATTTCTATTTCAGGGTTGTGGGACGCAACATTAGACGGTGTACTTGGCGGTATTATGGGACAAAGCGCAACAGTATCATTTGAATATTCTCCTGAGGGAACTGCTTCAGGAAAAATCAAATATACAGGCGAAGCGATTGCAACATCTTATAACCAAGCTTCTCCGGTCGGCGACGTTGTTACATTTTCCGCTGACTTACAAGTTTCCGGTGCAGTAACAAGAGGCACACACTAAATTAAGCTAAACAAGTTAGGAACACTATGGATATTTTAGATATAGATAATATTAAAAAGTTACCCAACGTACCCGTTCATGAAGTAGAAATACCTGAATGGGAAGTTAAGGTAAAAATACAAGGGCTAACTAAACAAGCACAAGTTGAACTAGCGCGTATATCTAATGACGGCGACGCTTTTGATTATCAAAAAGAATTATTAAAGCAAAGCATTATAGAGCCGGTATTAGATGATGAAGCTGTAGAAATACTTTACAGTAAGGACGCTAATGTAATTGACAAGTTGTTTATAGAGATAGCAAACCTTAATGGCGTTGGGAGTGAGGTACAAGCTGTAATAGCTGAGGACTTTCAGGAATAACGCAGACCTTTCTTTTCAATTTAGATTAGCACGCGACTTAGGCATGACAGTTGCAGAACTGCGGACTACAATGTCCGTATACGAATATAATCAATGGGCAACCTATTATATTTGGGAACAAGATGAACAAGCTAAGCAATATGCACTAGCAGAAGCGGAAGCTAAGAAAAGGAATAGGTAAATGAAAGGCGCAGACTTAGTAATAAGGATTGCCACTAAAGGCGCAAAGTTAGCACAAGCGCAATTAAGTGGGTTAGGTAAATCCGGTGCGTTGGCAGGTGGTAAACTTGCTACCTTTGCTAAAGTTGGCGCAACCGCAGTAGCAGGCGCACTTCTTTTATTGGCTAAAGGGTTAACAGAAAGCGTTCAAGCTTTTGTTAGCTTTGAGGATAAGATGACACAATCCTTAGCCATTATGAAAACTACTGTAGACCAACAAAAACAAATGGCTATGGTAGCTAGAGATGTAGCTACTGAAACAACTGTTGGTGCAGAACAATCAGCAGAAGCATACTTTTTCTTAGCGTCCGCAGGTTTAGACGCAGAACAATCTATGAAAGCGCTTCCGCAAGTTGCCAAGTTTGCTCAGGCGGGCATGTTTGACATGGCTACAGCTACCGACTTAGCAACAGACGCACAATCCGCATTAGGTTTAGCAAGTAAAGACGCTAACGTTAACCTACAAAACTTAACAAGAGTTACAGACGTATTAGTAAAAGCTAACACATTGGCTAACGCTTCTGTACAACAGTTTTCTGAAGCACTAACTAACAAAGCCGGCTCGGCGTTAAAAGTTGCAAACAAATCTTTAGAGGAAGGTGTTGCTGTACTTTCTGCGTTTGCTGATAGAGGTGTTAAAGGTGCAGAAGCAGGCGAAAAACTTAACCAACTTTTAAGAGATGTTACTAGGGCAGTAGGTAAGAATAGTGAAGTGTTTAAAGCTAATGGCATTGTAGTAACAGACGCACAAGGTAACATGCTTGACCTTGCAACTCAAATAGAAAACCTAGACGCAGGCATGTCCCATTTAAGTGATAGCCAAAAGGCAGTATTACTTGACCAATTAGGTTTGAATAGAGGTGTTGCTGACGCTGTAAAAATATTAAGTGGTGCAGGCGACCAAATAAGAAACTATAGGCACGAACTTGAACAAGCCGGTGGTACAACAGAAATGGTTGCAGAGAAACAGTTAGAAAGTTTTAAAGCACAAACAACAATACTTAAAAACCAATTAAATAACTTAGCAATAACTATTGGGCAAGACTTAGTCCCATTCCTTAAAGATTTAGTTAAAGATACACAAATAGTTGTAGAACGTTTCCAAAACTTTAGAAATAGAGTTAAGAATTTAGAAAGACCTATGGAAGTATTAGGTGTAAGGGTTTCTACTATTGCTAAAGTGTTAAGCTTTGTTTTCTTTCCTGCAACAACATTAGTTATTGGCGGGTTAAAGAAAATATTTAAGTGGATAGGTAAGAGTAATGATAAATACGCAGAAGCTACAAATAAAGCACAACAACTTACTGACGCTTATAAACTGCAAGCCTATTACACAGGTTTTGTTGCTACCGAAACAGAGGAAAACACTAAACAACAACTTGAATTAAAAGATGTATTAGACGGTACGCAATATACAGTAGATGAACTAACAAGGCTATTTGATGAAAACAGTATATCAATGGACGACAATGCAAAAGAAGCCCTAGCTACTGCTAAAGCTTACGAGGACGGTTTAATGGGTGGCATACAAGGCGTTCTAAATGCTTTTGAACAATTAGAAAGCATACAACAACGTGTAGGCAGAGCAGAACAGCAAAGGGACAAAGCTGTTAAGGCGCAAACCCAAGCAGAACAACAATTAGAAAGTGCATTAGACCAACAGACACAAGCAAGGCACAGAAGCAAAGTTGCTACAGAGGAAAGCAAGAAAGTAAGTGCTGAGGAGGAGTTGGCAATACTTAGACAAGAGCAAGTAGTACTTGACCTTGCTAAAGCCCAAGACGGTAGCCGTGAAAAACAATTAGAACTACAACTTGCAACTAAAGAATTAAACAAGATAAGAGATGACGCTATCAAAATGGATAGCGAAGCAATTAAACAACATAGGTTGTTAATGCAAAGTAATGACCTTGTTGCTAAAGCAGAACAAAAAGTTAAAGACGCTAAGCAAGAAGTTATAGATACACAAGCTAAATTAAATGAACTTACAGAAGCAAGCGCAAAGAATATATTAGAACAAGCATTAGCACAAGAACAATTAACTAGGGCATTAAGTAACTTTGGCGAGGGAACAAAAGGTTACGAGGACGCTATGAAAAAAATATCAGACATAACAGGCGAAAGCCTAGATTTTGTTATGAAAAAGTTTAGTGATGTATTTACCGAAGCTAATAATTTAAGTAACTTAGGTGCAGATTTACGAAGCACTAGCACAAGTAGCACAACTACAAACAGTAGTTCAACAAGTAACAACGGTAGTCCTAGTGTACCACCCGTTTCACAAACTCAGTTTCCAACAACAACACAACCACTAACAGAGGAAAGACGCGCTGATATATTTAGTAGGCTTGGGGAAACTAATATAAACATTTACCAAAGTGGAACAATAATTGGTAATGATGATGAATTTGTTAGACAAACTGCTAAAGCTTTTGAAAAAGCAAAGAAGCAAGGTGTGGTATTTAGCTAATGTCGGTAGCTTTTGATAGTAACGTTGACCTTACTGTAGAAGTTGGTTTTGATAGTAACCCGTTTGATAATTCACAATCTTTTACTGATATATCTACATACGTACGTGGCTTTCAAACACAAAGAGGTAGAACAAATGAACTAGGACAGTTTGTAGCGGGTACATTAACACTTACATTAAGTAATGCTGATAATAGGTTTAACCCTAACAATACTTCTAGCCCTTACTATGACGCAACAGCAGGTATAACAAAAATACAACCGTATAAGGCAATAAAAATTACAGCAACATACAACTCATCAACTTACCCTGTTTTTTATGGTTACTTAGATACAGTTCCTGTAAGCTATCCGGAACAAGGTAGCGACAGCGTTGTTAACTTTAATGCGGTAGACGCTTTTAAAATTTTAAACGGGCAAACAATTAACTCTACCGGTTGGCGTATTGGGCGTGCAGGCTTTAGCGAAATAGGGGAAACAACTTCACTTAGCTATGTTGACACACAAGAATTATCAAGTGAAAGGGTTACTAGGTTGTTAAATACAATACAGTTTCCAAGTTCCTTACGTGATGTACAAGTAGGTACATTACAAGTACAAACAGTTTCATCAATTGGGCAAAATGTTTTATCAGCATTAAGGGATTGTGAAGTTGCAGAAAACGCACAACTATTTATGAGTGCTGACGGTAAAGCTACATTTAGAAATAGAAATTATAGGTTAGCTAACACTAAAGCAACACAAGTACAATCAAGCTTTAGTAATGACGGTACAAACTTGCCTTACAATGATGTAATAACTAGCTTTGACTTAAATGAAGTTATTAATGTTTACAGTTGGACAAGGCGTAGCGGTGCTGAACAATTTGCTTCTGACGGAGATAGTGTACAAAGATATAGACCAATAGTTAGTACACAAGAAACAATTAACATTAGTGATAGTGATGTATTGTCTTTAATACAACAAAAATTAACAGAAACATCAATGCCTATTGTTAGAGTTGATAGTTTAATTGCTAACCCAAGACAAGATACAAGCTTATGGGCGCATGTACTTGGGCGTGAATTTGGAGATAGAATATCAGTAAAAATAGTAAATCCGGATAACAGTAGCTATACTGAGGAATTATGGATAGAAAGTATTAGCCATAATGTTAATGCAAATACACAGACATGGCTCTATACTATAACATTAAGTCCGGCTAGCGCTAGTGCATGGGTACTAGGGCAAGCACAACTAGGAGTAGGAACAAGATTTGCCTACACATAAAGGAGTTAGATAAATGGGCGCAGGTTTTAAAGTTTGGGCTACAGGCGATTTAATAAACGCTAGTGATTTTAATAATTACATTCAAGAACAAGTAGTAATGGTTTTCGCAGATAGTTCTGCACGTGGCTCAGCAGTATCGTCGCCTGAGGAGGGCATGTTCGCATACTTGAAAGATACAAACACTTTAACTTATTATGACGGCTCAGCTTGGGGAAGCTATATTGGCGAGGGCGATATAAGCGCTGTGAACGCAGGAACAGGATTAAGCGGTGGAGGCGCAACAGGTGCAGTAACATTAAACCTAAACGCTAACGGTTTAAGTGCTGTAACAGCAGTTGCAACTGACTATGTAGTTATAGAGGACGCAACTGATAACACCACAAAGAAAGCATTAATAAGCGACATAATTGACCAAGGAGATATAACCGGCGTTACTGCGGGAAATGGTTTATCCGGTGGAGGTACTAGCGGTACAGTAGCTTTAGCATTAGACGCAAATGAATTAACAAGTGCTACAGCAGTAGCAACAGATTATGTTGTTATTGAGGACGTTACAGACAACTCAACTAAGAAAGCTTTAATAAGTGATATTATTGCGCAAGGAGATATTACAGAAGTAACAGCAGGGAACGGACTTAGCGGTGGTGGCACTTCAGGAACAGTTTCACTTGCTTTAGATTTAGATGAATTAACAAGTGCAACAGTAAATGTTGCTAACGATAGTATCGCAATTATAGACGCAGACGATAGCGCAACTTCTAAGAAAGAAACTATAGCAGATGTTGTAGCAGGTATTACAGGTACAAACCTTACTGCTACTAGCGGTGTTTTAGCTTTAGATATTGATAGCGCAGTAGATGTAGGAAACCAAACATTAAGTAAGTTTGAAGCTAAAGATTATGTAGAAACCTTAGCAACAACTTCTAGTTCCGGTACTTCTTTTGCCGGTGGTACATTAACTTTAGATGTTGAGGACGGTAACATATTTTCAATTACACTAGACGCAAACTGCACAACATGGACTATATCTAATTTACCCGCAGGCAAAGTTTCTACAGTAACAGCAATATTAAAACAAGACGGTACAGGTAGTAGAACTATAGTTAGCTCTATCAACTCTACTACTATCAAAACAGTTGGCGCAGGTGGTTTGACACTTACTACTACGGCAAATGCCATAGACATAGTAACTATCGTTTTTGACGGGACAGATTATTTTGTATTTAGCCAACTAGCTATGGGTTAATTATGCCTTTAGGATTTGCTAGAGTTGGTTTAACAGGAGGCGCAAGTTTTAGCCCTATAGTTGCAACAGGCGGTAATTCAATTAATACATATACCGATAGCGGTGTTGAATATAAAGCACATACATTTACAGGTAGTGGAACTTTTGCTGTTAGTGATAAAGGTAGCGAGGGAGAAGTACAATTTATGCTATTAGCCGGCGGTGGTGCAGGCGGTGGCGGTGGTGTTTCCGAATACGGTGGTGGCGGAGGCGCAGGTGGAATGCTTATAGAAACTTTAACATTAGCCGTAACCGGTAACTATGCCGTAACTATTGGTGGTGGCGCAGGTGCTACACGTTGGCGTTCAGACGGTGGCGGTAGTGGAAGTGAAAGCTATTTTAAAAACCCTAGCTCTACAACAATAGCACATGCAAGGCGTGGCGGTGGAGGCGGTTGTTACGCTTGCACCGGTACATCAGGTGGCTCAGGTGGTGGCGGTGGTTTTGGTAACAATAGAAACGGCGGAACTATTCTTTATGACAGCACTAACTTTCCTACAACAGCACAAGGCACAGCAGGTAAAAAAGGCGGTGGCGGTGGCGGTGGTGCAGGAGGCACACACGGAAACGACAATACCTACCAAGTAAACAAACAAACAGGAACAGCAAGTAAAAATAATAATTATTCTACAGGCTCAAACATAGCCTACGCCGGTGGCGGTGGCGGAGGTGGCGGTGGCGCTTCAGGAGGAGGCGCAGGCGCGGGCTCAGGCGGTTATGTTGGGAATGGTGCTTCCGGCTCTAATAAAGGCTCAGGCGGTGGTGCAGGTTGTTGCGGAAGCGATAACTATACAACTAATGGTGGTGGCTCTAGCGGTATATTCGTTGTAAGATATTTGACAGGTAACTAATGGCACACTTTGCAGAACTAGATAATCAAAATAGGGTTATACAAATAATTGTTATAAGTAATGCTGATGTTGATGATATTGATAATGTTAAAGGTTTAGGCGCAGAAGCTAAAGGTTTAGAATTTATTGAGGACACACTAGGGCTAACAGGTACATGGAAACAATGTAGTTATAACAATAACTTTAGAGGTACGTTTCCTGTAATGCGCGACCAAGATGATATAGATGAATTTGGAGATTTTTACACAGTTTATAATGAGGAACATGATTTATTTATTCCACCAATGGCTAGGCTAAATGCAGATAACGAACTAGAACTTAACCCTGATTATGTAGACCCAATGGAAAATGACGGCACAGATACACCTGAAGTAGACAGCGATTGGGTAAATCCATAATTATAATTCTTAATTGATTAATATTAAGACATGCGTAAGTTAGCAATTATCGGTAAAGGTACTGCGGGTGCATTTACTGCAAACCACTTTAACTATTATTGCAAAGATGATTTTGAAATAGAAGTTTATTACGATAGTGCTATTAAAGAACAAGCAGTTGGCGAGGGAACAACAGTTGATATACCCCAAGCACTACACACTACAGTAGGTTTAGAGTTCCATGACATAATGCAAAAAGTAAATGGCAATTTTAAAACAGGTATTCACTATATCGGTTGGGGTAAACAAGATTATATGCACACTTTCCCAATGCCTAATGTATCAATACACTTTAATGCAGTAATGTTACAAGAATTAATAATGGAACATAATAAAAAAAACGGCGTTAAGTATATAGATAAAAATATAAAAGACAATGATATAGACGCTGATTATGTAATTAACTGTACAGGCGCACCAAAAACTAACCAAGAAATGTACAAAGCTAAGTATATTCCTGTTGATAGTGCTGTTGTTATGCAAAGTAAGTGGGACACACCTAGATACTTTCATACACTTTGTATTGCACATGAATATGGTTGGATATTTGGCATACCTTTACAAGATAGAATAAGCTTTGGGTATATTTATAATTCATCTTTTACTAATAAGAAAAAAATAAAAGAATTATTACTTGGTGTAATGGACGACTACGAATGTTTTTGGGATATTGATACAGAGCCTAACTATATTAAATTTAAAAATTATTACAGAAAAGAAAACTATACGGACAAAGTTGCATACAACGGCAACGCTAGTTTCTTTTTAGAGCCAATGGAAGCTACAAGTATTGGCACAATAGATACTATTAATAGAAATTTATATGACTTTCTATATGGAAACAATAGCTTAGATAATGTAAACAATAGATATAGTAGTTGGTTTAAAGAATGCCAAGATGTAATAACTATGCACTACATGGCAGGAAGCCAATTATATCATAATGACTTTTGGCAATATGCTACACGCTTAGGTAATGAATGTTACGCAGATAAAGGGCAACTACTAAGTGATATATTAAATAATTACAACAAACTAGGTTTTAATACTGTTAAAGATTATGGTACGTGGACAATGGAAAGTTTTAACCAAAACATTAAGGGACTTGGTTTAGAAAATGTTATTCAACCTAAAACCTAAAAGCAAGATAGCTTACACTTTGTTTAGTGGTAATGAAGCACAAGCATTATTTAAACCACCTGAAATAATCAACAATATCAATGCAGGGTGTCCGGCACAAAGTACCATGCACAATAAACTAATCGCTCTATATCCCGCTGTGTCCTGTGAAATCCAAGTGTTTATTAATAATGGCAACCCTTTCTACAAATATGAGATAGATACTACGGAACATACTGAAAAAGAAGCTATACATAACTATTTAAAAAATAATATATTACTAGAAAGTCCTAAAGATAATTTACTTGATTTACAACTGTTTTTAAATTATGCAATAGTAACTGATGATAAAGATTTAGAAATGACAACCTTACCGCCTTATGAAATGGAAACTAAGTTAGCTGAATATGTTTACGGTAGTTATAACCCTTACAGTTGGTTAAGACCAATTAATTCTGTATGGTATGTTCAGCACGGTACTGTATTAAAGTTTGATAGAGATGTACCCGCAACTTATTTATTATTTAACAAACCTGTTTCATTAAGTTATGTAGCTAACGACGGTAAGATAGCAAAGTTTTTTGAGGAAACTAGAAACATAACATCTTACGCTAAACAAGTTAAAAAACTTTATCCAAATGTATTAGGTAGGCGTCCTAAAAAACTGTTATAATCTTAGACATGGAATTAAAGCTTTATAGAACATCAAGTCAAGCAGATAGCACAAATGGTTTGTTATATATTAATGGTAAGTTTGCTTGCTTTACCTTAGAGGACGAACAACGCAAAGTAAAAGTTAAACATGAAACAGCTATACCACTTGGGATATATGAAATAGAATTTAGAAAAAGCGGTGGGTTTCATGGTAAGTACAGCAGTAGATTTAAAGCAATACATCAAGGTATGTTGGAATTACAAAACGTACCTGACTTCCAATATATATTAATCCATTGTGGGAATACTGATGAGCATACTTCAGGTTGTATTCTGTTGGGAGATAGCCAAGAAAACAATATAGTAATGAAAGACGGGTTTATTGGTAAGTCCACACAAGCGTACACCCGTGTTTATCCATTAATAGCTAATGCTTTAGTTAATAATGAAAAAGTTATTATAGAAATTGTTGACTTAACAGACTTACCTGTAGAAATAAGTAACAAAAATAATGATGATTTTATTAGCGGAAAACAAGTTTGGGAAAAACTTGAAACAATAAATGGTAATATCACAAAGCTAAATGCTAAAATAGACGGACGCAAGATTATATAGGAGTATAGTTATGGCAAAGAATTTGAAAAATTGGAAAGCTTATTGGAAGTTTATGGTGGCTAAGGCTTTTAGAACAGGGCTACAAAGCGCTATATCTTTATGGTTAGCTAACAGTAGTGGAATAATTGAAGCAGAAGTTATGGAATTAGTTGGAGTAGCCTTTCTGACTTCTTTTGTTACAGTTATGCAACACGCCTTAGAGCAATACAAACCAAGCCAAACCTATGAAGCGTAGGAGTGAAATCTAGGCTTAACAGGTTATTTAATTTAATATTCGTACTGCTTTTAGCAGTTCCCATACCGGCTTTTGCATACCATACAGAAACGCAAATGCCTTACGCTATATCAATTAGTTATAACAATACAAGTGGGGAAGTTACTGTTACATGGCAAGAGAGCGACGGTGCAGAAGTAAACCCACCGGAATATTATAGAATTTATTATGGAGATACAGATACAGCAGATGATTACTCTGTAGATACCACCTTTGGTTTTACTACAGAACTATCAAACCAATCTTATATATTTACAGCAAAAAAAATATATGATAATTTAGGCGCAAGTGATTTTACATTTTATGCAAAAGTACAGGCAAGAAATGATAGTGGACAAACAGTTAGTGACATTACTGCAATAGTTAATGTACAATATGACTATGATTATGTACCTACTTCAACGACATCTAGTTCGTCAACAACAACTAGCACCACGACAACGACTACAATACCGGTTACGACTACGACTACTACAACTGTACCGCCAACTACAACTACAACTACTACGACCACTACGACAACAACTACAACGTTACCAAAAGCACAAGACGTAGTAGAGGATTACAACCAAACCTATTTAGCTTGGGATATTGACGGTTGTGAACACCCTAATAATCCATTATCTTATAAACAATATTTAGAAGCTGTAGAAAGTGGCGATTACTTTGGTTATCAGCCGGACGATTGTACTTTTACTGAGGTAATTGAGGTAGTTGAGGAAACGGAAATATATACCGACGAAATAGAGGAAACCGATATTGCAATAGAGGAAACTTTTACAGATGAAGTAAATGAGGTAACTGAGGTAATTGAGGAAACCGAAATTGTAGAAATTATAGAGGACGAAAAAGAAATAGAAACTGAAATTACTGAAGCTGATGAATTAGTAGAGGTAAATGAGGAAACCGAATTTATAGAATTAATAGATTTAGAGGATTTTGATTTAGAGGAATTAGAATTTATTGAATTTGAGGAATTAGTATTAGAGGAAATAGTTTTAGAGGATATAAACCTAGAGGAGATAATTGTTAATGATGAGTTGGACAAAGAGATTTTACGAGATGAACAGAATACAGAGGACGAAGTTTTTGATGATGAGGAAAACATTACAGATATTGAAACCGATAGCGCCGAAACTGTATTGGAAATTGATGAGCCGGAATTAGTTACAGACGAACAGGTTGTAGAAAAAACAGAAGCGGAAATACAAGTAGAGGTAACTGAAGTAGTTGAGGTAATTGAGGAAATAATAGAAATAACTTTAATACCCGAAGTAGAAAATGAAGCAGATTTAACAGAACAAGAGTTAGTAGAATACGAGGAAGCAAAACAAGAAGCGATAGAAACTTATGTGGAGGAACTTGAAACAGATGAAGTTGTTGAAATTATACAAGAAGTTAATGAAGCAGGATTGGAAAATCTTGACGAGGTTAGCGAAACTGTACTTGAAGTTGTAGCAGAAGTTGTAGAACAGGCTATTACTGTAGCCCAAGAGGAACAACTTACAGAGGAACAAGTAGAAGTCGTTGCAGAAGTTTTAGGGTTTACAGAAACAGATGACGTACAAGTTATTGCCGAAGCTGTTAAAGATGACGCAGTAGTTGCCCAAGCAGTAGATGAATATGTAGAACGTGCAGTTGTAAACGCAGATGTTGATAATTACACACTTGCAGACGTTACAACAGAAATACAGTTTGAAACTTTTGTTGCCAACCCAATAAGTGTTATAGTAGATGTAGATTTAGGCAATATAAATTTAAACAATATTGCTAATGACATGACACAAGACCAAAAGGATAAGGCACAAGAAGTAATAGTGCCAACTATCTTAGTAAGAATTGTAGGTATGTTTAGGAGATTAGGTTAATGAAACGGTTATGGAATTGGTTTATAACCATAGTTAAAGAAACATTAAACCTATCGTGGACACTCGTTGGATTAGTAATAGCGACATTAACGCTTACAGGCTCAGCTCAGCAAGTTACGGGCTTAGCTACTGTAATAACTTTAGCTATATGGTTGTTAACTATTAAATTTAGAAACAAGGAATAAAGATATGGAAGCAAAAATAAATCTTAGTCAAATACTACAAGGTGGATTAGCTATGTTAGTTGGGTGGTTATTTAAAACAGTTAATGATTTACAACAAGAAGTAGCAACACTTAAAGCACAAGTGCAGGCATACCAAGATAGCATTCAAGGGTTTAATCAAAACTTAGTAATAATTGAGGAAGTAATTAGAGAGATATTATTTAAGGTAGGTGGGTAATGGA